CATTCAGTTGGTGGGTAAGCCCACCGCGACCGGGTTTCTCAAGCTGGAAGTGATCCGGCTGCCGCTGACGATCCTCGAAGAAGGTGTGCCAGAGATACCGCAGCAGTACCTGTCCGACTGTTTGGACTGGATGTGCAGCCTGGCGTACCTGAAGAACGATGCAGACACCTACGATCAGAAGCGATCCGTGGAATTTGCGAAGGAATTTGAGCGCAAAGTGGGGCCGAGGCCGCACAATCACCAGTTGACACTGGAATACCATCAAGCCGGGAGGCGCAGGCCGCGCTTGTATAACTACTAATGCCGAAGAATGAGCCGACCGTAAAGATCAAGCAGTTCCTGGGCCTGCGAAATCTGGATGAACCAGTCAGGCTACCGGCTGGATCGCTGGTGGATACCAAGAACATCGACATTGATGACAGCGGCGGCATCGAGCGCAGGGTGGGATACACGGCACTGGCGGGCTTTCCAGCCGTTACCGCAGTCTATGCCACCATCGACGAGCGCGAGCTGTATGTGGTTGATGGCGGCATTCTCAAGAAGGTACTGAGCGTGTCGCCACTGACCGTGCTGGCGATGGCCATCGACATTGGCCCCGGCGAAGTCTGGTGGGCCGAGAACGGCGGGCATATCTTCTGCTCGGGCGCACTGAACGGGATCATTCACGCGGGTACATTCACACCCTACTCGGAGTGGGGATCTGATGACGAGCAGATCATGGACGCCCAAGGCCTGCCGCTGTACCGGGACGAGGCCGACATTGGCACCGATGCGCCGCCCCAGTTCACCGAATGCGTGGCGTTCTTCGAGGGCTGCGTCTGGCTGTCCTACTTCGACACGGTGGCCGGGCAGTCATTCATATTCCGATCCAAGCCATTCTTCTGGTCGCGGTGGGACTTGGCCAATGACTATATCGCTGTCCCTGGCCGGGTGTTGCTACTGGCCGCGCCGGGCAACCGGGCCTCTGCAATGGTGATTGGCACCGATCAGGAGATACATTCCTACTCGCAGGGCCAGCTCGGGCAATTGGCCGACTGGGGTGCGGTGGCCGGGCAGGCCGATGAATTCAGGGGCAAGGCCTACTTTTGGACGCAGGAAGGCCTTTGCCGGGCCTTTCCCTTCGAGGCCATGACTGAACCTAACGTCTATGTTCCACATGGAACACGCGCCGCGCTGGTCGTGAGCAAGCACAAGGCCTACGAACAGGCCATTGTCATTACCCAAGGGGCTTGATACATGCCGGATAATTGCTTTTGGGAAGTCGAAGTTGACGTTGCGGAGAACTGCACAGGGGTACAGAACCAGAATCCCTTTACGCGGGTGCAGGACTCGCTCAGAAACACTGGCAACACAACCAGCCACCAATTTCCCTGGCAATTGGCCATGTCCGAAGATGGAGAATGGTGGGCAGGCGCAACAGTGGATCATGGCGTTGTTGCTGGTGGCACAGTTTATATGTGGAAGTGGAATGGCTCTGCCTATGTTCAAATGCAGGTAATTCAGTCCAGTGACATAGCCTCTGCCGATAAATTTGGTTACAGGGTAGCTATCTCGGGTAGCACGATGGCTGTCAGTGCAATTTTTGATGGATCACCTGATAACGAAGGTGCCGTCTATATGTTCGAGCGCACTGGGGATGTGTGGAACGAAGTACAAAAGATAAGGACTCCATACCCCAACATTCCAGGGGACGTTTACGAGGATGAAGAATTTGGCACATTGCTCGCCCTTGATGGCGATCATATGTGCGTCAGTCAGCCGGGTTGGGGCGTGAGTGAAGTAGACGTTATTTATGAAGGAGCAATCCTATTTTTCCATCGACAAGGAACTGGCTCCGGCTCTCGATGGGTACACACAACACTTATTACCCATACGAGTTTAGGCATACATGGAAGCAGCTTTGGGTGGGATTTAACGGCATGGATGGCCCTGAGAGATATGGGTGATCTTGGCGCGTGGTGTGCGATGGGATCAAGTTCATATAGTGGAACAAGGCCTGATGACGGCGTTTATATTTACAAATATGGTGGGCAAGACTGGGTACAAACCCAATTACTGAAATCACCTGATGAAATAGCTTACGCTGATTTTGGTAGAACTGTTGCAATGACTGACGGTTGGTTGATTGTGGGGCAATCCGGAACGATAAGTAGTTCTGTGTTTGGTTTCCAATTGATTGGGAATACTTGGGTCTGGAAGCAACAATTTACGCCACCACCAGAGGCCGACCCAGGAGTTTCAGGTTTTGGGGGGCAGTCCAGCAACGCTCGGGGTGACTACCTGATTATTGGTGGCGTGGAGGCGCTTGCCCTTCCCGATTCATATTTAGCTTTCGTGTATCTCCTGAATAGGCAGACGCAGCAGTGGGAACAGATTTCCACTCTCAATAGAGCAGTGCCAGACACTAACGACAACTTTGGTTGGTATCAAAACGCCTGTATTTCCAATAATGGCAGGGCAATAGTTGGCTCACAGCGAGATAGCGCAGGCGGTACAGGAAGGGGATCGGTAGCCACATTTATCCAAAATCCATAACATTAACCCAGTAGTAACCGACCCGCTCTTGCGGGTTTTTGTTTTATAACCCAGGAGAAACACTATGTTGCGATTCTCAACCGGACTCCGTAATGGAATCCTTAACAGTACCGGCATCAAAGAAGCAATGGCCGATGGAGTGATCCGCATCTATAGCGGCTCTCAACCGATCAGTGCTGACAATGCTGTTGGTGGAACGCTATTGCTGGAAATCACGCAGAATGCCGGTGCTTTCGCACATGGCTCTGCAACCAACGGGCTTGAGTTTGATGTGCCATCTGGCGGCATCTTGACCAAAGCCCCTTTGGAGGCTTGGCGCGGCAATGGCCTTGCGCCCGGTGTGGCAGGCTGGTTCCGCTTCTGTGCTAATCCCACGGATAACGGCGGTGCATCCACTACCCTGGCGCGGATCGACGGATCGGTAGGCCGCTCGGCGGCAGACCTGAACCTGTCTAACACGAACATTGAAACGGGCGTTCCAAGCACGATTGATGTGTTCCAAATCTCCATCGACCAAGGTTAATAGGGGAATCTTATGGCAGTATCAGGATTTACAGACCTTTCGATAACGTCTGTGCTGAATCATATGTTTGGGCCGGGAACGTACACCAAACCAACGGGCCACAAACTTCACCTGTACAAAGCCGAGCCTAACGGCGGCGGTGCTGAAGTTGCCAACCCGGCAGATGATACGGCCTATGTGGCCCAAAACATCACCTTTGCCGCTGAAGGCGTGGGCGGTGGAGCGATAAACAATCGGGTGTACAACAGCGCACCAGTCACATTTGCTGCCGCTGCTCTCGGAGCGCCTTATACGGTGTCGCACTGGGCAGTGAAGGACGGCTTGGGTGTGATGATGGCGACTGGCGCATTCCCAACCCCTATACCGCGAGTAGTTGGGGAACCATTGGCCCTCAACATCGACGCGATCTATGTTGAAATAACGAGGACTGTCTAATGTTCAAAGTATCTACTGGGCTACGCAATCACATGCTGGCCATTGGTTCATTCAAGAGCGCAATGGACTTGGGGTTTTTGAATATCTACACCGGTACTGAGCCTGCTACGGCTGATGCGGCACTTGGCGCGGCAACGCTCCTTTGCACCATATCGGTAAACGGCGGTGGCGCTGGCTTGACGTTTGATACGCCAGCAGTGGGCGGTGTGCTGTCAAAGACGACCGGCCAGAACTGGCAAGGCACGATTGTGGCAACGCAAACTGCCACGTTCTTCCGCTTTGTACAGCCTGGCGACACTGGCTTGCTCGATGCAGCAGCGAAACGGGTGCAGGGCAACATTGCACTGGTGGGCGGTGACTTGAACCTGTCCAACATTCTGTTGACGGCCCCGGCGATCCAGACGATCAACCACTTCAACGTGGCACTGCCTACGCTGTGAAGCAGCACATAAAGTTCATTGGGGACTCTCTTGCGTGTGGCCAGCATTTGCCTTGGGCCAAACGCAAGATGCTTCACCTGAAGAACCGAGTGTACCGGGGTAAAACGCATTGGACGCGCAAGTATGAGATTAACGGCGACCTGATTGTACTGAAGAAAGCTGGCCCGATTGAGCATATCAGGATCGAGGCCGGGCTTGTTGGGTACGAGTTTTGCGGTGCGCTGGAACATAGTGGGCCGAACTATCAGTACCTCAAGGACTTCCGGTTCACCACTGTAAAGCTGGTGAGCGATCCTGATTCCGCTGAAACTGATCCGCGTTTCAAGAAAAAGATGCGAATCGGTGGATTCAAGAACAGGAAAATTGACCCTCTGCACGATACCAATGGCGAACAGCGTGACACCTGGATAGTGAATCGTCGGTGGAAAGAGTGGGTAGAGTATGCTGGAACGGATTTATATGGTACAGATGGCTATCGGTGGCCAACACAGCATTGGTGGCCAATCCCGACTCTCGTTGACTTGCCACCAAGTCCCGAGAAGGAAGCTGAAATAGCCCACCGTAGAAAGCATGGTTTTTCCGCGTACACCTACATGATTTCCAATCCTCTACAGAGAAAGCGTCACCTTGATTACATCGAGTGGAAATCATTCATACCTTGGGAAAATTCTGGCCAGATGCACTACTCGGGCTACCCGATCATTCATAAGATCGGCGGTAGTTCCAGAGACATTTACATTCCCATGCCTCATGTCACATGGCCCTGGCCAAGAGTAGACGAATACGACTGGCCTTTTGCTTTCTTGTGGCTTCGAGGCAGCAATTACTATGCTGCAAATACTGTTCTTCGGAACGGATACATGATTGCCGCAGCGTCAGTGGGCGAATCATTCAAGTTTAGTATTCTGGATTTTGAAACTAACGAGCGGTATGACTACGACCTGTCTGGTGGCAAGCCGTCTTGGGTGTTTTCGGATGTAGGGAACCTTGCCAATTGGGTATGGAACGGCGCAGGAACACACTGCATTTCCAAGCAGTACGGGTGGACGCAGGTTACTGAATACCCCGACGAGGACATTATTTACCCGACCTTGCAGCCAGCGCATATAGATTATGGGTATGTGGAGCTGCACTTTAAGAAGGTGGACAGGCCTGTTCCACCAGTAGTTCCACCAGGGGAGCCAGTCCCGCCACCGGGGCCGCCACTCTTGGAAGTGCTAAAGACGATTGACGTACATAACCTGACGATTGGCCGCAAAATCATTGGCATTGATTACGACTTGTTCACCGGCCAGCGCAAGATCGCTTACTGGGAAACGTACTTGGGGCCACACTACGTTGATTATGCAGAGGGTCATGCTGGCGACGAGGACTATGCCTCGCGCTATAGGTCGCTGCTGATCTATGCCGTGATTGCCAACATGGATGAATTCGGTGTGATTGACCCAACACCGTTGCGGGCCATCCCTATTTATCACCGACCTGTTTTGCGAATGTACCCGGAGGCCAGCCATAACCCCGAATGGTGTGTTCAGGACGACCTTGGCTTTTTTGCAATGGGCTGGTGGGACACCACAAACCAGTTCGTTTTCCCATACACCCACAACCAAACGGGCGATGGCCGTGGCGGCGAACAACAGGAGTCGTTCTTTGACGTACATGGGTATTTCGTTTTTCAGGGGAACATAGCGGCTCTCGATCTGCGAGCCAATGCCATAGCAATCAACAACAGTTGGACGATTGACTTAAATTATGCACCACCTGGAGGATGGCCGCCCGGTACGCCAGCAGAAGTTACCAATTCAGTTGGCTTCATCACCAAGGCATACAGGATATGGGATCAATTCGATGACCCTGATTCAACCTGGCGCGAAATGGAATTTTGTGACTATGAT